AATAGGCAATGCAATACAGAGTGGGAAAGACACTTTACGCAAGAATAATGGAGATGATGGAGATAGTTCTAAAGCACTATTAAAGTTTGCTTGCGATAATGATACAGATAATGACCCAAGTGTATTTAGTTCTTACGACAAACTAAGCCATTCCCAAGTGATGTCAGTATTGGGTGGTTCAGAGTGGACATCTAGTATTGAATAAAAGTAAATTTAACTTATGAATGAAGATTTAAAAGACTATTTAACTATAATAGCATTCTTAGTAATTATACTTGGAGGTTTAGTTTTGCTTGGAAGTTGTGATGGTGGATGGTCAGTGGCTGGTTATGAGGTATGAGTGATGAGAAAACGTACAGGAGTTATGGAGTCACTAAACTTGACGATAATATGCGGATTAGTCTTAACCTTAAGTGGCTTGGGCAGATTATCGTGGGAGTTGGTATCGTTGTTATGGGCTACTTACGTATTGAAAATAGGATTGGAGAGCTTGAACGAAGAATGGAACTTGCTAATTCCAGAATTGAAGAACTTGTCAGCAAGCATATAGCTGAAGAAGAAGTAAAAATAACACAAATGCAAGAACAATTAGAATGGTATCAAACAGAATTAAACTTAAATCCCTTATCTTGGGGAAAGAAAAAAAGAAGAAAAAAGTAGAGTTAACAGAGGATGACTTTAATCATAACTATTTTATTAATCGAGAATTGCGGAGAGTTCGATAATGCCATTACCGTTTCATTGTATTGAATGCGATAGACCTGTAAGAGAGGCGTTTAACGCAACTTGTGAAGAGTGTAAAAAAGGTGAAGAAGTCTTTAAAGAAGAGGAAGAATGACAATGAATTTTTTAGAAGTGTACAGCGAAGCGGGTATGATAGGTGTCGTAGGGGCTTTGTTAGTGTATATGGTATTCTCTATGAACAAAAGAGGGTCTGTGCAGGAAGAAGCTTTGCAAGACCTAAAAACAGAGAACAGGGGTCAGAGCGAGACATTAGAGAACACAGAGGGAATGATAATCAAACTAATTAATAGATGGAACTTATCTGATGATAAACTAGATCGAAAGTTTGATGCACTAAATAAAGAGATAAATGATTTAGATAATCAAGTTTCGGAAATAAAAGGTGTTATTAGTAGATTAAATGGAAAGAACTAGGAGTTAATATGCCAAAGAAAAAAGATTCAAGACTTGCTAGAGCAGGAGTGTCAGGGTTTAATAAACCTAAACGTACACCAAGTCACCCTAAAAAGTCACATGTAGTTGTTGCTAAGGTAGGCGATAAAGTAAAAACTATTCGTTTTGGACAGCAAGGTGTAAAGACAGCTGGTAAACCAAAAGCTGGTGAATCAGCTAAACAAAAAGCAAGGCGTAAATCTTTTAAAGCTAGGCATGGTAAAAACATTGCTAAGGGTAAAATGTCAGCTGCTTATTGGGCAGATAAAGTAAAGTGGTAGGAGAATAAAATGGCAACTAAAAAAGCTATACAAATAAAAGGTGTTCCTATGTCTGGTTTAAATCAGAGACAAATAGGAGCAATGAAAAAACATTCTAAGCATCACACAGCTAAACACATTAGAGGTATGGCTAATATGATGAGAAACGGTATGACATTTAAACAGTCACACTTAGCAGCAATGAAAAAAATTGGTAAGTAATGGCTACTAAATCTGCAAAGAAAACAAACGAAAAAATGTGGAAAAGCATTGTTTCGTCTGTTAAATCTGGCAGTTCTGGCGGTAGACCCGGACAATGGTCTGCTCGCAAAGCTCAGATCGCTACAAAGCGTTATAAGAAAAAAGGTGGTGGGTACAAAGGTGCTAAATCATCAAGTAATAGTTTATCTAAATGGTCAAAACAGAAATGGGATTATGTCAGTAAAGGAGATGAAAAGAAGCCAAGAGCTAAGAGAGGGCGTTATTTACCTGAATCAGTTAGGAAAAGTCTCAGTGCCTCTGAGCGTTCGGCTACCAACAGGAAGAAACGACAAGCTTCTGCCAAGGGTAAGCAAAAAGCTAAGTATAGTAAAAAGGTAGCAAGAAAAGTAAGAAGGTCGTGAAGTTGAACACAAATATATCAGTTGAAAATGTTATCACTATTTTTACTATGATATGTGCAATTACGTTAGCTTTTGGATTTATGAAGTATGATATAGATGCTATAAAAAGAGACTTAGAATTAAAAGCGGATAAAGAATTAATAACTTACAAACTAGATGTAATGATGGAAGACATTACAGAAATTAAACAACTACTAAAAGAGAGGAAATAATATGGATTTTTTCAATGATTGGCTAAGTTGGTCAAATATGTTTTATTTAATTGGGCTTATTGTTGCGGGATATGCTACGACAGTAACTGCTAAAAATAGACAAATTGTAAAAGAGATTGGTGATTTAGTGAAGGCGTTAGAGTCTGGCTATAAGGATAACAAAATTACTAAATCTGAAAAAGATTTAATTATGAAAGAAGCATTAGACATAGGTAAGGCAGTTATACAAAGCAGATGGAAACTCTGGGGAAAGTAAGTGCCAAAACGCTTATACCAAATAAAAGATTTTTCAGGAGGATTGAATAATCTAAAAGACCCTGCCGACATAGCAGATAATGAAGTTGCTGATGTATCTAATCTAACCTTTACTAAACAAGGTGCGATTGGTGGTGCATTTAATATGAAAAACGCTACAAACAATTTATTATCTGCTTACGATACCTCACATATAGACCACATAGAAGCTGGCTATGGATTAGGTTATTTTGAAACAGACTTTGTTCGTGACGGTGTTACAAAAGAAGTATCTACCGCTGATAACACAGGTGGTAGTGAAGATGGTTTTAAACAAAATACAGGAACGAAAGCACTTGAGATGAAAGTTGATGGCTCTGCTGTAAACTTAACCACATCATATCCTGTTGGGACTAGACTCCTTATAACTGCACCGAGCTTCCCCTCTAATTCTATTGATGCAAATGGGCAAGGTATATATACCGTTGTAGGTCATAGCGGTAATGATGTTATTTTAGATAGAGCAATTAAAATATCACTTGAAACAGGGCAGGTATATTGGGCGGCTACAGTAAAGGGATTTGGAACTGGTGACAAGGTATTATTACTTGCTCATCCTGATGAGCATAAAATAGATGTATACTCAACAAATACAGCAGGTACAAATTGGGAGCAAGATAGTATTGCTCTTCGTTCTTCTGCTACTGGTATAAATTCTAAAGTACTGTATCATAAAATAGATGATTCAATTAGGTGTTTTGACACTGCCGATAAAAATGACTGTAAGGTTCAATGGTATGGTTGGATTAATAGGAGGCATTTTCAATTACTAGCAGCTTTAGCTGGGTCTACTACAGATGATAATTCTTATTTAGGTTACTTCGCTAAAGATAATAGTTTAGCAAAACCAACTAACGGTACTTGTGTTGACGGTGCTACTACACCAGCTGTATCAACTTTTCCTTCTGCTGGACAAGGGTTTAATTTTAATATATCTACAAATACAAGCGGTGAGGGATTAATTAAGTCTGGTATTTACGTATTCGCACAAAGCTTTATATATGATGATAATCAAGAAAGTTTACTAACTGAATACAGTACTGAAGTTACCGTAGATGAGGCAGATGATTTTAAAGTATTTTCTGTAAATGTAGGGGCTAAGTCTCCTTATGACCCTAGAATATCTGGTGGTAGAATATATATAAAAGAAAAAGATTCTGACTCTGAATATTTACTATTAGTAGACATAAATCTTACAAAAGGATGTAGAACTAATCTATCTGATGAATACATTACATTTAGAGATGGCGGTAGCTCTAACTATAATAGTCCTACAACCAGTGCTTCGGATAATCTTATTATTAAAGATTTAAATTTTATTACTTACGAAACAATAAACGGTTATCCTTCTAGTATTTTTAGCAATGCGTTAGGTGATCAAGGTGAGTTTTGGAAAGACTCTACAGTTGCTAATAATAGAACTTTTATATGTAACGTATCGATGAAAGATGAAAATTCTGGAAGTACAAAATCTACATCAACTGTTAAAAATTACCCTGATAGAATTATGTATTCTATGCCAAATAGATTTGACACATTCCCTTCTTTCAACTTTATAGAGGCAGCTAAGGGAGATGCTGACTATTATACAGCTATAGAATCATTTGCAGATAGGATATTAGCATACAAACAATACAGTTTAGACATTATAAATATAGCTAGTCCTAGTGATACTAATTGGTTTTTAGAGGATAGTAAGAACTATATGGGTATAGAGTTTCATGGAGCAGTTGCCAAGACTCAATATGGTATAGTGTGGGTAAATAAACAAGGTTTGTATTTTTATGACGGTTCTAAGATAAGAGACTTATCAGAGAATAAAATAGATGATGATACGTGGTATAGCTTTGTAACAGTAAACTCTATGATAATATATGATGAGGCAACTAATTTAATTTACGTAGTAAAGAATTGCTCTAGTGATGGCGATGCATATTTATATGACTTAAAGAAAGGTAATTTTACATACCTTAAAGATTTTACACATGATGGTATTACAAATGTAGTACATACTAACTTTTCAGATAGTACTAATGCTTTAGTGGGTACTGATGCTGGGTCTTCTACTAGGTTTTACAAACTACACAGGGGTTTTCAATCTGTAGAAAATCTTGCTTTCCAAACTAAAGACTTTGATTTTGGTAATGCACCTAAGGTAAAAAAAGTATATGCAGTATATGTTACTTATAAATCAGATAATGCATTAACAGGTTATTTTACTTTAGTAGAAGATGATGGTACATCACACGCATTAAGTGGTACTGTAGCTACAAATGCTACTAATTATGCTACGGTAAAACTAACTCCTAGTTCTCCTGTTACTTGTAATAAGATATCTGTAAAGCTTGACACTAGCTCAAATTCTAGAAAGGTAGAAATAAACGATATAAGTATTGAGTATAGAGAAATATACAAAAGATCTGGCTAATGACTAGAGAAGCAAGAAGAACGCAAAACTCTAAACAAGATAAGATACAGGTCGTTAAATCACAACCATCTGTTAACTCACTTAGAGAAGGACAAGAAGCTATTTATATAGCTAAGTCTAATAGACTAGAAAGATATAGAAAAGAAAAAGGTAGGTTATGGGTATCTTATATGGATACTGATAATAACTACACTGTAAACAAAAATTTAAATGTAGGTGGCAATTTAAATGTAAAAGGTAGTTTTTTAGGTAATTCTTATAAAATTATAGCTCATAATATGACAGACGATATTGGGACTGATCCTGTTTACTTACCTTGGTTTGGAATATCTGAGCTTGATAGTTTAAATGGAGTGTCTTCATCTTTTTTAGTTCCATATAAAATGACGTTACAAAAAATAATGTTTAGACCAACAACAATAACTAATACTTCTCACGATTTAAGAGTAAGGTTAATGAAGATGGATGACGGAGACACTGCTGTAGACACAGTTGCTACCGCTAAT